TGTGCCTTACGCACAAATCGCAGACCGCAGTGGCGAAATCACTTATGTGGATGGTGAGGCTATTGCCTACCCTGCCGTATTTGTCGCTTATCCCGATGAAAACGGTGATACTCACAAAGAGTATATTGCAACAGCTCTTAGTAGCTAGTAGCAACCACAGCCAGCAAGAGCGCCCCTATCCGGGGCGTTTTTGTTTATGCTATAATTTGGATATTAATTAAGGATTGGAGCAATCGCTGTGGATGAAAACAACCAAGCACAAAACACCGTAAAAGAAATTGATGTTAAGGGCTACAAATTTAATGTAGATACTGACCTATTGGATGATGTAGACTCACTAGAATATATTGAGCGCATTGAGAGCCAAGGGCAGACTGCAGTAGTATTGTCATTGCTTAAGCACATCATGGGCGCGCAAGAATTTGAGAAATTGAAAGCTCACTTTGTTGCTGCTGATGGTGAGGCGCATAAAGACCAAGAGGGCTACAAAGCGCGTATGCGTATTGAAGTGCTGAGTGATGTTTACCTTGCAATCATTGAGAAGTTTGACCCAAAAGGCTAGCTCTAATCAAGGTACTCCGCGAGCATCCTGACGAATTAGAGGCGGACTTTCAGCAATACTATAATTTAGACATCGCGGATATTCTAACCACCAGCCGCAAAAGAGCAGCGCGGCTGATGTTTCAGTTACCGCGTGAGTGCCGGGTGTTTACTGCCATTAATCCTGCAGCACAGTGGGGATGGCAAGAGACCTTTTTAAACAAAGCCAATTACCTACTTGAGCTGAAACTGTGGCAAGATACGCCGGTTAAAAAAGGCGAGAGAGCCGCCCACAACCGCAAAAAGCCAAAGCCATTTGTGCCTGAATTCCTTAAAGGTGACCAGCCTGTTAGTGAGATTAATAAGGAAACTGAAAAGCGCACTGTGGATGACATTAAAAGCATTCTTGCCCTACCGCGAGGGGTGTAAAACCACTCCCCTGCTGGCTTTTTTAGCCAAAAAGTGGCATTGTATGCATTGCAACGCTTAACAGGGGTGGTGACCACTCCCCTGCCCTATCATAATAAAATTTACAGCCTGTCAAACACCTTACAGCTTTTTTTATAGCGACACCCAAGGCAGAGCAGGGGAGTAACCAATAGCATCACCATTACGCATGAGCTATACTTATAAGCATGAGTAGTGACACATCATTTTATTTGGACACTGCAGCCGCTGAGGAAATACTTACAGTCATGGCAATGCCAGTTGTAAAACAAAAGGCTGAGGCTATTGCAGCGCGCGCCAATTCAATGGCAGGCAGTATGTCAAAGACACCGCCTACCATTTCTGTAAGCACTAGGATAGGCACTATTAAGCGCGGTGTGCGCGCCATTGCTGAAATCAAAGCTGAGGGCGGCAATGCCCACCAAAACTACATTGGGCATTATGTGCTGGCTAGGGCAAAAGATGCCGGGCGCTAACTCAAACAGGTTATGTTATAATTTACAATATAAAACCACGCTACGGTTGCGGTAAAACTGGCTTAATAAAAGGTAGAAACCCAACCATATGGCAGACATTGGAACAGCAACAGTTAGAGTAACCCCGAACATGCAGGGCATCCAAGGCAAAATTGCCGCTGGATTTAAAGGCTCTGCTGGTCCGGCTACTGCTGCATTGGGCGAGGAGGTAGAGAAAAGCAGCGGTCCATTTCAAAACGCACTAGGTAAGCTAGGCGGTTTTGCTAAGGGCGCTGGCATTGCCATTGCCGGCGGTATGCTTGCAGGCGCTGCAGGGCTTGCCGCACTGACTACTAAAGCCGTTATGTCAGCAGCAGAGCTAGAGCAGCAACTAGGCGGCTCTGAGGCAGTATTTGGTGAGTTTGCTAAGGGCATCCAAGAAAAAGCCAAAACAGCCTATTCAAGCGCCGGGTTATCACAGCAAGAATTTTTGCAGGGCGCAAACAAAATGGGGTCTCTATTCCAAGGCGCTGGCTTTAGTGTCCAACAGTCAATGACCATGAGCGCGGACAGTATGCAGCGCGCCTCAGACATTGCATCTATCATGGGTATTAGCACAACTGATGCGCTAGAGGCTGTCACCGGCATGGCTAAGGGCAACTTTACCATGATGGATAACTTAGGTGTGGCTATGAATGATACCAGCATCCAAGCATACGCAGTTTCCAAGGGCATTGATAAATCTACCGCATCAATGACTGCCCAAGAGAAAATTGGCTTGGCACAGCAGATGTTTATGGAAAAGACGGCTAAGTATGCCGGTAACTACGCAAAAGAGAATGAGACACTATCAGGCAGCCTAAACACAACCAAAAAAGCATTTGATAACTTACTAGCCGGGCAAGGCGATATTGACGGCTTTGTAGACTCGCTGCTTGGCACTATAGAGATTGCCATACCGCAGATTGTTGCCATGCTACCTAAGATTGTCCAAGGCATTGGCGCGGTCCTAAAGGCGCTTGTGCCGGCATTGGCTAAAGCACTGCCTGTATTAGTACCTGCTCTGATTACTGCAGTCCAAGACCTCTTAAATGCGCTTATCACTGCCCTGCCTACCGTATTCCAAACATTGGTTGCTGCATTGCCTATGCTAATTAAAGCCTTTGTGCAGCTATTCCTAGCGCTACTGCAGGCATTACCGCAAATCATCCAAATCATTGCTACAGCCATACCAGAGATAGTAAATGCCATTGTTACCAGCCTAACTGACCCAGCATCACTGCAAGCTATCCTAATGGGCATGGTGCAGCTTATGATGGCACTGATTACCGCAATACCAATTATTGTAAATGCCCTAGTCGCGGCTCTGCCGGTCATCATTAAAAACATTCTGGCTGTGCTGACCAACCCTACATTTATTGCCGCAATGATTAATGCAGGTGTGCAACTACTTAAAGCTGTCATATCAGGCATGGTGAGCATGGTAAGCGGCATAGTAAAAGCATCATGGGATATTATTAAATCTATTGGTAATGTACTCAGCCCAAGCAGCTTGCTTAACATTGGTAAAGATGTAGTCAAAGGCTTGTGGAATGGTATACAAGATATGGGCGGATGGCTCAAAGACAAAATCATTGGATTTGTAAAGGATAAAATACCCGGTCCAATTAAATCAGCTCTAGGCATCCACTCACCATCAAGGGTAGCTGCAGCGCTTGGTAAGCAAGTGCCTGCAGGTTTAGCGCAGGGTATTGATGCCAATAGCGATATGGTAGCCAAAGCAGCAGACAGCATGGCTAATAAGGCTCTAGCTGGCATGACTAGCCCGGTAGTAGATGCATCAGTAGCATTTGGCTCTAGCGGCGGTTATGGCGCAGGCGCTGCAGGCATGGGCAACACTACTAGAAACCAAACCACAAATATTGAAAAAGTTGTGCTTGCTGATGAAAGTGCTGTAAAAGAATTCTTTAGACAGCTTAACCGCGATACAATCTATGTAGATATGGGGATGACACCAAACCAAGGGGCAACAGCATGAATGGCGCACTAACTTTTAATACTAATAACTTGCAGACCTATAGCCCGGCAACAGACACTGGCATTATTACCAATGTCATTGACCATACTGATGGTCCTGATATGGTCATGGGGCTTTTTGGCTTGGCAGATGCTGATGGCAGCTCAATACCGGCAATCAACTACCCAAGCAAGCCTATAGCTCTAGCTGGCGTTATAAAGGGCAGTAGCCAAGCAGACCTAGACAGCCGCATTGATACTTTTAAGGGCTATTTTACTGGCAAAGATAAAAACCTAGATATTACATATGGCGCAGGCACTAGGCGCTATATTGCCACTGCAGGTACACCAAGAATACAGCGCCGGCAAAACGCATATATTGCCGTATTCCAAGTGCCTATTACCTGCACTAATCCATTTGGGCTTGATACAAGCACTACAGACCTATGGACTATTAAGAATAACTTTACATCTGCTACCTTTACTGAAACGCCTACAGTGGGCGGAAATGCACCCTCACAGCTACCAGTAATCACAATCACTATAGATGCTTTGACTGGCGCAGGTGACTATGTGCAAATCTCAAATGATAATAACAACCAAGAATTGATGATTTATGGCTTGGGTCTAACAGCCGGCGATGTAATAGTAATTGATTGTGTAGAGCGCATAGTTACCATTAATGGTAATGAAGTAGATTATTATGGCACATTCTTAGAGCTAGAGCCGGGCGCTAACTCAATTACTTATACAGACGGTTTTACAACTCGCACAGTGGATGTGGCAGCAATCTATACAAAAAGGTGGCTTTAGGTTATGGAGCAAAATTACTCTAGCACTAAATTACCCACAGTTGGCGCATCATCAGCTATTGGCGGTGCAAGTGCATGGAGTAACCCAAGCCGTATAACAGCAGATGATGGTAGCTCTGCATCTTGGGGCGCATTTGCAGGCGGTCAGCATTCACTTATTACTGGCTCTACATTTGGCTTTCAGCAATTACCAGATGGCGCAGTCATTGATGGTATCTCTGTATTTGTGGATGGCTCACAGACTGGCTGCTATGGCGATTTAACACTAAACATATCTGGTACAACTTACAAAGACTTGGGTGCTTTAAGTGGTGTTTATGGCGGTCCTACTGATTTATGGGGCGCTAGTAGCATAAGCCCGGCTGCTATAGCAAGTATTTCAGTGGCTGTTAGCGCAAGCGATGTGTCCGGCGGTGATGGCATTGCCTCTATTGATTATCTGTCTATAACTGTATTCTGGCATATTGAAATGGCATCAGTGCCAACAGATGTACCTACTCGCTTTGACTACAAAATGTATTCACGCGATGGCAGGTATTTAGGGCTACTGCCAAAAGTGACCAGCAAATTTGGTTTTTCACAGGATATAAATAGCGCCGGGTCATCAATACAAGTTACTTGCGGAAAATTCGTAAAAAATGAAGTGACTGTAAGCCCATTACTCACTGAGGCAGGTGATGTTATTACAACTGAGAGTGATTTGCCAATTTTAACCACCTCTACAGAGCTATTAGTTACTACTGGTGACTCACCAGATGATGCAATATTTAAGAATTCAAACCGGCTAAAGGTTTGGATGTATAACCAGTATTACCCTAACGGCAAGCTGGTATTTAGCGGTCAGGTAAATCGCGTTGAATTTAAATATGGCGGCGCAGACCCTACCGTTAAGCTGACTGTATACAGCGATGGTTTAGACCTGAACAACTATATTACTCGCGGCTATCCATTCTCTTATTCAGTAGACCAGTCACAAACTAACCAAAATGGGCATGTTGTTGTGTCTCAGGGCATTCATGGTGAGTGGCAACGCTATGGGCAAACATTTACTACTGGTGGTGCAGTTACAAACATTGGGGCTATAGTAATAGTCATTTTTGGTACAGCAAGAGTAACCGTTTCGCTCTATGATGGTCCAATAGGCAACTTCCTTGGCTCAGTTACAAGAGATATGAACATGACAGAGGTGGATGACATACAATTTGAATTTCCACAACTCATACCAGTGTCACCAAGCACAGAATACTTTTTTACAGTTAGTGTAGAGCCGGGGCAATCTCTTGATTTGTATTACTGGACAAGTAGCGTATATGCCGGCGGCGCAATGTATGAGTCAAGTTATTCTGGCGGCTCAGGCGGTGGCTCATATAGCTCTATGGCTGGTGATTTAATGTTTGTTACCAAATATGGCGCGCCTACCACGACTACAACCTACAGCACTGATGACCCTGTGGCAGATATGGCTCATGGCATTCTACTTGATTACAACTCGCGCGGTGGCTATATAACAGAGGGTGATTTTGAGGCTACTGGCTTATCACTCACTTATACTTTTGTGGTTGCTACTATATTAGATGCCCTTAGAAAAATACTAGAGCTTTGCCCTACTGGTTACTATTACTATATTGACCTTGGCAAAGCTGAGATAGACATTAAGCAAATATCTACAACTGCAGATTTTACAGTAGTGCGTGGTAGGCATATTAATGAGCTAAACTTAGCCATGAGCATTGAACAGGTTAAAAACTACCTGCTGCTTTCTGGTGGTCCAACTGCAGGCGTAAACCTTTACCGCGACTATACTGATACTCAAAGCGCCAGCAACTATGGCATTAGGACATCTACAAAATCCGATAACCGTATAACTCTTGCGGCTACCGCAGATGCCATTGGTGATACTTTCATTGAGGAAAATTCAAGCGAAATACAAGAGACTACACTAACCATTCTAAATAAGCACATTGATATTACCCTGCTTACGCCGGGCAAGACCATAGGCTTTAAAAACTTTGGCAACTTTATTGATGATATGGTGCTGCAGATTGTGCGCCGAGAGCCTAATTTTAGTGATGGCATTGTTAATCTTACTTTGGGTAGGCTACCAATTCGCATGAATGATGAGGTGCAGCGCCTAAACAGAGAAATGACCAATGAGCAGACTATTGCTAACCCATCAGCACCAAGTTAGGGTATAATAACCATAAGGAATTAAACTATGCCAAAGATTAGCGCACTACCAGCAATGACATCAGCAGACGGAGCAGACCCAGCCCCTATTGTTGATGATAGCGCCGGTAGCACAAAAAAAATCACGCTTACCAAAATGAAAGAGTGGCTACAGTCGCTAACAGCTTGGATTACTGGCGGCATGATTGATTGGTCAGCAGCATCTATGGCGGCGCGTGTTACTACTGATGCCGCAGGCTGGCGCGTTATAAACATGGGTAAGTACAAAGTCTATACAAAGTCAGTATCGCAAGCCACTTTTAATATTGGCGCATCTGACCGCGCTGGCTTTACGGCTATCACCTTACCTACAGGCATGACCAATCTAACTAACACCCTTATTTCAAGCCTTGAAATTCGCGGTACTGGTTATCCCGGTAACTTCTTTGTAGGTGTAGGTGTAGGAAGTTTTACATCTGCCACATCTATTACAGGTCTAGTTGGTAACAACTATGCAGGTGGTACATTAGCTACTGGCGCATTCACCTTTGATGTTACGCTAATTGAATACCTATAGCATATGGATGGCTATATACCAGCGCAGCCAAAGTTAAATGGTACTGAATGGGCGGCAGCTCGCAAGCGCGCCATAGCCAGCCTAGATGCTGTGTGTGCGATATGTCACAGACCTATTGACCTAGAGGCTGCAAAGAATACCCCATTTGCAGTAGAGGTAGACCATATTGTGCCTAGGTCGCGTGGTGGGTCACTGTATGCCTTAGAAAACCTACAACTTACACATCATAGGTGCAACCGTAAAAAGGGCGCTAAGATGGCTGAGGATTACGCAGGGCAGGTGATTACAAACCCTGTACCACTATCAAACCCTTGGTAGATGCTATAATTAGAACATAAACGGATTGGAGTACCATGATAAACGACATTACACCACCAGAAAAACCAAAGTCAGACCGCCCAGCGCCACCTATTGAAGTGCTTGAGGATGATGTTATTAAACAGGGTAAGGTGATATATGAGCCAAGTAGCGAATAACGCTGATGACTACGCAGCAACGCGCAATGGCATATTCTTTACTGCCAACAATCAAACACCGGCTGACGGTAATTTAACCGGGCAATGTGTGACTCTGGTTAAATGGTTTATGGCTGAAATGTCCAGTGTGCCTAATCCATTCAATGCGCGCGGTGATGCGCGTTATGTAGGTGACAGGCTAGTTGCTGAGGGTCATGCCATTGAAGTACCTTACAGCCAGCACAAACGCGGTGACATAGCTGTGTATAAGTTTGGCATCTATGGGCATATTACTGTAGTGCTTAGTGATGACAGAACATTTGAGCAAAATGTTAATGTTGGCGGTGTTGCTCGCAAATTAGTTGATGGGGCGTATGTTTATGCATCACGCACTGGCAGCTTAAATGAGAGCTGGCGCAGTCCAGTACCTAACATTTATAGATTAAAGTCGTATAATGAAAAAGGAGGGAATATCCCGATGACAGACGAAAACTTTGTAACAGCATTCTTTATTGACCTATTTGGAACTGGTCCAACTAAAGAGCAACTAAAAACTTATGTTGGCAGACCTTTCAATGAGGTGTATAACGAATTGCGAAATGCGCCACCTCATAAAGAATATGTTAATTATATCCGCGCTGTAATTACTGATAACAATAACCGCGCCGAAACAATTAAGGGCTTAGTTAATGAGCGTGATACATTTTGCTACCCAGCCATTGATGCAATCCGCGCAAACCTAGGCATCCAAGATGTAAGCCCAGCAAGTATTAAAACCGCAGTTGATAAGCTCAAAACCACCGGCGCTGTTGCCACGCCTCTGGCTGATGGGCTTTACAGCGTAGGGAAAACTAAGTAAATAAGGAGTATTAATATGGATATTACCCAATATGTTTTACTGGCAGCAGTCATTGCTGGTGTAACGGAATTCTTAAACCGTTTACGCGCAAAAGATTATTGGACAGCGCTAACAGTAGCCACAGCCGCCGCCATTGGTGGACTATTCGGACTGTTCGGAGTTGAGGGGCTTACATTAGTCTCTGGCATCGCTGCCGGCTTTGGTACATCGGGTAGCTTGTCTGCCCTTGGTATCATTGGCAAACGCAGTACACCAACACCCAGCACACCACTTACTAAGTAAGTAACCAAAAAGAGCGCCCTCGCAACAGCGCTCTTTTTTATTGGTCAATATTTATTTTGTTATTGAATAACTATTTTATACAGCATCAGGCTTAACTTGGTCAAGTGATTTACTGCCTTTTTCACCATTGCAATATATGCAGGCAGGCTTGAGATTATCCGCTTTAAACCGCTTGCTTGGGTCGCGTGACCGGCTAACAACATGGTCCAAGGTAAGGTGTGCCACATCAATGCGCCCCGGACACCAAGGATGTATACGCAGGTAGCACATCCAATATTTGCCCTCAATAGGCGGTGGGTTATGCCTAATCCATGAGGCGCGAGTTACCAGCCATTGCTTAGTTTGTTTACCTACTTTATTGATTGGTTTGGTAGAGCGTTTTAGCTCAGTGCGCTTGAGCTGTTTTAGTGCGCGCTTAGGGTTTTGGTAGCAAGCATATGCAAAGTGACCCATCAAGCCGCAATGCTTGCATGGCTTTTTTGGTGTACGGTCCATTAGTTGTTTTACCTCCAATCTGAATACTTATATTGTACAGTAATCCTTATGTTATAATTACACCACAAACTAACCAGAGTCGCATACGGGTACTACCCGGTCAATAAAGGAGGAGGCGAATTATGGGCAAGCAAGAGTTTGAGGTAAAAATTTATGTTGAAAAGCTAGCTAATCTAGTACACAACACTAAAAACCCTCGCTATATAAAATCAAAAAAGCATAAAGAGCTGGTGAAATCTCTGCAAGAATTTCCTGAAATGAAAGACATCAGGGAAATTGTTGTTGATGAAAACCTGCTTATTCTAGCCGGTGACAAACGCACCTATGCGCTAGAGGAATTACAATATGAGGATGTGCGAGTTAAGCAAGTCCTAGGTTTAACTGATGCCAAAAAGCGTGAGTTTATCATTAAAGACAATGCCCACAGCGGTGATTGGGATAGCGACATATTAGCCAATGAGTGGGATATGGATGAGCTGCAGGATTGGGGCGCTGACTTTAAATTTACCGGCGGCGGTGATGATGATAAAGCTGACAAAGATGATTACAAAACGCATGAGGTAACATGCCCAAACTGTGGGCATCATTTTGAATTATCAGAGTCACCAACGGAGTAGGTTTACACCACCATGCCAAAACAGCGCAAGGCGAGTGAAAAGCCCACCCCTATAAAAGAGGTGTTAGAAAATAAGTCACTGCCTGTTAAAAAAAAGGCAGCTACTAAAGCTGCTGTCAAAAAACCGAGTAAAAAAGTTGCTCAGAAAAAGAAACCTGCAAAACCAGTATTTACGCAGGCAATGTTTGAAAAGCGTTTTTACTCACTAGGAATAGATGAATTTAAAGCACTGTGCGAAATCTACAATGAGCAACAACTAAAGATTAAGATTAAAAAGCAGCCAGACTATGACCACTGGCTTAATTACTTTAAGAGCTTTCCGGCTAGTCACATTCGCTTACTGGTAAAAATTGGGCAGGACATGCTAGATGCTGAGGCATACAGCGCGTTACGCATGTGGCACGACATTATCAGTAATCCGCAGCGCATTGCTAAAATCCACCAATCTACTTTGAGTGGTCCAAAAGCCAAAGAGGGTACTGGCATTATGGCTATGGCGCTCAAGAATGACCGTATGGGCGTTTTAATGGCAACACGCGATAAGTTAGCCGAGAAACTAGAAAAAGGCGCAGGGGCGCGCGATACGGCGGCTCTGGCGCGTGAATTGACTGAGGTTATGACAGCCATTAGTGATTATGAAAAGCGCATTGGTCCTAAAAAGACTACAGTGCTTGGGCAGTTGCTAGAGGGTATGCCCGGCGCAAAGGTCGCTAATACTGAGGGCAAAAAGCGCCCTGCATCAAATGGTGGGGGTAGGCGTAACACTAGTTTTGCATCAAGAGTAACCATTGAGGATGTTGAGAAATGATAAAAGCCAGCAAATCTAAAGGCACACCCAAAGCCAATAGCCAGACACCTAAAAAGCGTTATGGCAATCAAAAGCCGCGCATAGATATTTATAAAAATGGTGACATCTGGCTTGCTGACAAAACAATACGGCTGCTTGAGCATTACGGCATTGTGCTGCTACCTTGGCAAAAAGCAATTCTCTATAGGTGGATGGCGGTAGAGCAAGATGCTGATGGTCAATGGAAATGGGTAAACCCAGAGTGTGGCTTGCTAGTACCCCGGCAAAACGGTAAATCAGAGCTGCTTATTGCGCGCATCATTGGCGGCATGGTCTTTTTGGGTGAGTCGCTAGTATACACCGCCCACTCTGATAAAACAGTGTCAGCCATTAAGCGACGCGTACTCAGGTTTTTCTATGATGCTGAGGAGGAAATTAGAGACCTACTAACTGAGGAATTTGATAAAGAGCCTAAGAGCTTTGACTATGTAGAATTACGCAACAAAGGTGTATGCCAATTCCGTACTAGGACACGCACCGGGGGCTTGGGTATGACCAATGACTGCCTAATACTGGATGAGGACCAAGAGGAAACCGATGCCCAGCAGGAGGCATTGCTACCTACCATTTCAGCCGGTAAATCACAAAACAGCCAAACCATCAGGGCAGGTACACCGCCAAGCGGTGGCTCTAGCGGTACTGTATTCATGCGCGTAAGAAAATCAGTTATTGATGGCAAGGATGTTGAGACCTGCTGGCAAGAGTGGTCAGTTGAAACTATGCGAGACCCACAAGATGAGGATGCATGGTATGAGGCTAACCCAAGCCTTGGCTATTTCTTAATGGTCCGCGCTGTTAAAAATGAGGCTGTCAAAATGGCAGTGGATAGCTTTAATAAAATGCGCCTTGGCTGGATTGCCGGGGTAGAAACATTGCGCGCTATCTCTGATGAGCTGTGGTCCGCGCTGGCAGTTGAAAAAGTAGAGCTGGATGATAACCCAAGCCTAGTGTATGCGGTTAAGTTTGCGCCAGACGGCAGCAGCGTATCTTTAGCGGTGGGTGTTTGGAATAATGCCAAAATCCATGTTGAGATACTAGACCATAAGCCCATGAGCGCCGGCACTCAATGGCTAGTAATGTTTTTCATGGAAAATAACCGCTGGCGTAAGTGCAACAAAATCATCATTGATGGCGCAGCCGGCACACAGCTACTGGTAGAGGAGTTAGTTAGGACTGAAAAGAAAATGTCCAAGCGCATACTCACACCTAATGTAAAAGAGGCTGGCGCGGCTTATGCTGCATTCCACAATGCCATTGAGCAAAAACTACTGACTCATTTTAATCAGCCGGCGCTCAATGTCTCAATCCGTACTGTTAAAAAGCGGTCCATTGGTAAAGATGGTATGTTTGGTTATGCCAGTATGAATGCAGATATACAGAGTGACCCCACAGAGGCAGCCGCTTTTGCTTACTACGGTGCAATCAGGTTTAAAAAAGAAAAAACTACCAGTGGTAGCAGTCAATCCATAATGGTATGATGTAGCCTAGGGCTTGAGGTCATAAGACAGCCTCTTGCCTAGAACTCCAATTCGCCAAATAAAAGCCCATCGCGCTGGTGGGCTTTTTGGTTTGTTATACTTATGCTTATGGAAAAGCAACCAGACATAGAAAATGTAGTGTACATAGACGAATACCCAGAGCTAGAGGAAAAGCTAAGGCTACAGAGGCTGGCGCGCCCGGCACTTAGAGCCGCGCTGCATGATATGCGTAACCTAGTAATCTTTGAGCGCCCACAGCCACCAGATGGCGCTGCTTAGTAGATGTATACGAACTCACCAGCGCCGGCTGTGCGATATGTCACAGCGCCCCATGTAGGTGCATTCATTTCAGATATATTGGCAGACCCATCAGCATTTACGCTTTCCACATAGATGACATGCCCAAGTGAGCCGCGAGTAGTTGTACCAACAGCGCCAGCTCTAGGCACAGAGCCTACAGACATGCCGGCTGCTGCAGCCCGGCTATACCAAGTATTGGCATTGCCTAGGTTATTAGGGATTGATGCGCCCCGCCGGTTTTTAACATACCAAGTGCAGTACCCATAGTCATAGCCATTACCACCGCCATAGTCGCGCACAGGCGCTGCATTGGGCGTTGTGGCTGGCAGTGATACTTGTGCCGGTATTTCGCGCGTAAGCTGCTCATACGGCTCAGGAATGGTTATTTGGTCACCAACATGTATAAGGTCCGGGTGAGTGAGCTGAGTGTTTTTAGCCCACAGGCGTTGCCATTCCACATTGTAGGCGCTACCAATCTTAGTGAGGTTGTCACCACTGACCACCAAATAAATAACCGGCTCAGGCTTTGTAGGCTCTGCAACCGGCTTTGTTTCTTTAGGTGGCGTGATTGTAATGTTTTGTACTGCAGGTTTATCTAATACCTGTAAAGTAAATAGGTCAAACTGCTTTGATATTGGCAATGTTGATTGCGCTGCAGCGGCTGATGGCGTAGCTATGATTGATACGGTCAGCAGTGTAGTTAGTAAGCGTTTCATAATCCATGAGCCTCAAGGTAGGTAAGTGGCGCGGCTCGTTTTTTGTCTCCAATAAAATTATTGACCATTTCAGTTTATCACGCTCATGCTGTTGCGAGTCAAGCCCTAGCTATTGACAAAAAGGGCATTGTGTGCTAATATGTACCTATGATTAATTCAATCAAAAACAAATATTACAGTTACCAACCCGGCGAATTCCTACCTATCTACATGGATGGTAAATTAGCCAATCGCAAAGAATTCCATAAGTACAAGGTAGTGTGGATTATTAAAAACCACAGCGCCTTTGCTTACCAGCTTACCCACTCACGCGGCTAACCACCTCTGTTAGTTGCCTGCTTTTACATACTATATAGATATGTTCAATTAGAACATTTTTACATACTATATAGAAACACAGTAACTATGGGTAGTTTTCCACAGTTTGCACAGGCTTATGCACACAGCCATTTGGCAATTTAAATGTGTTGGTGTTATGCTTTAATTCAGACAAAGAAATTGGAGGGTACTAATGTCTTATAGTCTTAACGACCAAAGAAAAAAAACAATGTTAGAGAGGTTAGGGGATGCAGCGCAGCTCATTGATGACCAGCGCTTTTTGCCATTCTACCGAAGTATACAAATCAAATTAGAGCGCATGGACAAGGGCGCTGAGTGGGCAAATATGGTAGAGACAGCACTTACCAAAGAGCAACCCAGCCGGTACTTTGCTAAGATGTGCAAAATGGTTAAGGATGGCACTTATAAATTTGTTGAAAAGGTCAAAGAGGTGCAGGCAGATTTGCGCCTTTATGTGCATGACAAGCTAATTAAATTCCAGTTTGGCAAGTTTCAGCGCTATTGGGTACGCAAAGCACAGGAATTTATCAATGTGAATGGGCAGGCAGGCTTTGAGGAGCTGCTATATTACGCTCAGAAAAAGGGCATTAGTCAAAAGCAGATGGCTACCGCATTGAAAAACTGCAAAAGTCCGCGCCAATATTACCAAGAAAATGTACTAGGTACTGCACAATGAAAATGCACCCAATGCGTGGTGTCTCATTTACGGTAGCAATAGGTAAATGGGCAAAACCACATGCAAAAATTGAGACATACAGCGCCCGGCTCTGTTTGGGTTTTATTGCTTTTACTTTTTACACACTAGATATTGAGGAATTTATTACCCATCTAGTTAAGTCTGCAAAAAAGGGTGGCTGGAAATAATGCGCCGGCGGTTATGGTGGCTGTTATTGCTAGTGGCTTTGGTACTATATAGCTTAGTGGTCTACTCTTGGTGGATTGAGGGTAATAATAATTTTGAAAGGCAACGGCGTGAGGCAGCATCTGAAAATATTGTTTTTAGACATTGATGGAGTTTGTAACCACCAAAAAACGCGAGAGCGCCAAGGCAATACTAAATTCATTGGCATAAATCCTGTAATGGCTGACCGGGTACGGCGCATAGTAGCTGAGACTAACTGCAAAGTGGTCCTAAGCTCTAGCTGGCGCTTATTTCCTGATAGCCATAAATGGGCAGAGCAAGAGGTGTGCGAATTCTTTGATGTGACTGCAGACCTGCAGCGCGGCGCAGTGTGGGGTATGGTCTACCGGGGCTTTGAAATCAAGGAATGGCTAGAGCGACACCCCGGCACAAAGCAGTACGCCATATTGGATGATAGCTATGATTTTTTGTGGGGTCAGCATTTGTTTCGCACTACATGGCAGGATGGTTTAACAGATGAGATTGCAGATAATGTGATAAAACACCTAAATAGTATTGACAAACTATAGGTAGTTTATGTTACGCTAAAGGTAATCTGAATTGGAGGGATTACATGGGTCTATTTACTAAAAAACCAAACTACGCAGATGTGGTACATTTTGTGACACATTTAAGCGAGGTAGAATATCAAAAGCTAACTAAAGTGGTCCGAACATACCGGGGCGCTGAAAAGAGCGTTAGGGCAGTGCTAGGCGGCAAATTATCTGATTACCAGCTTGAGTATGAGGAAATTGGCGAGCAACCTAAAAAGGTAGCCAAAAAAAATGAAAGGTTACGCAGCACTGATTAAAAAACCACTCACTAAAGCTGAGGTCCGGCAGGCTGTACTTATAACAATCAGCACAGGCTATGCAGATGCTGTTAGTTTCAGCCGCAAGATGGGCATAGGCTTTGGTAAGGCAAACCAGCTAGCCAAGCTAATGTACAGCTCAGGCATCATTGTAGATAGCACTATGCGCGGTACAGTCGTAATATTAAAAGGTGAGCCACAAGCACTAAATGCTGCTTACAGGCAACTTAAAAAAGGCAAGAGGTGATTAAGATGGCTCAATTAGTTGGCAAAGTTATGCGGAAAAACGCAGAAGTAATTACCCTATTCAAAGTGGATGGTAAATACTATCCGGCTACCGGCGAAAACTGTGAGGCATTTGAGGCTTACTTACACACCGGCGATGAGCTTTATTTATTAGGTTTAACAAACGAAATGGAGGTTTGAAATGGCAACTAAAGCAAAAGTAGTAACACCATATTCCACTGGCATGAGTGGCTTTATTAATCGCTTTAAAGTGGGCATCAAGCTCAAAGCGCCGCATGGTGTCAGGTTGAGCCAAGGCGAAACAGAGGCATTGGTAGACATACAGCGTGAGGATGTAAAAATTCTTAAAGATAACCAGCAAGAAGTGTTGTCAGCCATTGGCGTGACTCGCTCAATAGAAGTTGGTAATCAAATTAAAAAGGCTCAAAGCGCTAGGTCAGTTGCCGCTGCAACATACCGAAACACTAAAGACCCAATCAAAAAACGCGAGTGGGCGCGCCGCTTGGTTGTTGCTGACAATACGCGCAAAGGTCTAGTGGATATGAAAAACCGCATGACAAGCACCAGAGAGCGCCTAGAAATGATTAAAGGTGATTTAGAGCTACAGATTGTGGAGGCAGAGGCTAGGGTAGCTGAAACAGCCGCATATGCAAAAGCAGGCAAGCAACTGCAGCTAGCCGGTGAGTCATTAGTAAGCGCCCGGACTCGCGCCAAGGGTGGTGCTATTGAATACACCAATCTTGAAATATCAATGGAGGGTGCAGAGAAACTAATTAATGATACTGACCCAGAGCAATTACTTGCCCAAGCAGATGCAATCTTAGGAGGCAAATAACATGGAGTGGACACTATTTTTTCAAATACTAGGCTTAATGTTTTTTGCAACACTATGTATGCAGGCACTGAAAGGTAACAAGCGCAGATGAAACGGCTTATATTAAGCGCTCTAGGCGTATCAATCCTGATAGTTGGCATAAGTACCGCTTTGCCGGTCCAAACGCGCCCACAGCCAGCCAGCGCAGCCCAGACATTTGACCACAGCAACTGCCAATACCCAGACCGATGGAGTAACCCGGTAGATAGCTGTGATAACTCAGACCCAGCAGTGCCAGAGTGCATTAAGGCATTTAGTACCAAAGCCGGTGAGGATGCCTGCATTGCAGAATTTGTAGCACAAAACCAAGGCACAGCAGAAAAGCAGCAAGCGATTGCAGAGCATGATGCAGCCTTTAATACAGCGCCAGCAAAGGTGTCTGAGTGCGGAGGTAAGTAATGCCTGAGCAAACAAAACCAGCAGAGATAATAGTTTGCAATAATCACGAAACACCGCTTATATGGACTTTCAAATTTCCATACGCTGAATATTATTGTATGTCCGGCGGTCATTCTGGCGGCGCATTAGGTACTGGTCATACGGTCAAAGCAACACCAGAGCTTAAAAAGTTAGCCAAAAAAGAGCGCAAGTTGTGGGATGAGATTAGTCCAGACATAGCCCTTGGTAGATTTTGGCGCAAAGACTGTGAGAAATGTACCACTGATGGGGATAATTACCACTTAAAGCACATGACTGATGAGCAAAAACAAAGGTCAGTAGATGCTCTGGCAAAACTTGAGGAGTATACAAATGCCCAATGAAAAGCCCGGCGTTAAGCACATCACCATGAAATGCCCAAAGGCTGGCTGTGATGCAAAAGCATTTGTGCAGGTGTTAGTTGTGCCAGAAAAAGAAATACAGCCTAAGATAGACAGCCGGGCTAGGCAAAAGCTCAGAGCAGCATTAAATAAAGGTCATAAGGAGGGTTTACATGATTGATGGAAAAACCCAAGCATGGGCAGATGCAGCAGACCGATTGCTAGAGGCATTTGCGCGAGACAATCAATACATAATAGCCGATATTCTAATTATGTTTCTTGAGTCCGCTGGCTATGGCTTAGATGATTACACCCCACTAGGCGGCGCATTTAAGCGAGCATCTAAAAAAGGCATCATTACCAAGATTGAGCGAATATCTAAAAAGGCTCTATGGAAAAGCAATATTTATAAGCCCTGTAAGCATGAGCATGAAAGTGAGGCATGTGGTGAATAAATTAATTGCATGGATTGAGCTTAAACGGCTGGCATTCCAAGACTGGCTAGATAGCTGGCAGCCTTGCCCTAAAGAGCAAGCCGGCTATAACTGCCACCACCGTACAATGAGCAACGGTAAAAAGGAGTGCGGATATGAGTAAAATATGTGACCGCAACTATGATGGCAATGCCATGTACAGTGTTAAGCAAATAGATGGTGTTGGCTGCTGCCCTAGCTGCAATCAGCCGGCTATCTGTCATGGCAAGAGTGTAGAGCAACGCGCATTGTTTTGGGCGCTGGCTGGCTCTACTGGCACATCGTCAAAAGCCATAGCCAAACACATGACTGGCTTTAGCAGTGAGCAAGCATTTGGATTTATGCCGCCTAGTGATAGGGATGACCGCAGCCGGTGCATAAAGCTACTAGAGCTAATACCTGAATGGCTACCCCGGCTTAATGAGCTTAAAAAGTACGATGCGCCAGCGGATAAGCCACAGGGCATTGTAATCAGTAACAGCGGTATTGGTGCTTATGATAATTCATGGGCTAAACAGATACCATTAATAGCTAAGGAGGGTAATTTTTATGCCGCAAGTTAAACCACCGGCAATACAACCAATGGGCAAAAGGCAAATATCAGACATTGAGCGCTTTGCCAAAGCGTATTTCAATATAGAGCTGACTACACACCAAATGGAATACATTGCGATGTGCGCGGCTGGTACAAAAAGCATTGTGCTGCAGATGCGTAGGCAAACAGGCATTCAAACTGCTAACAAAGTAATACTGGCGTATCTGCAAGAGGGCATTAAGCTCAATGGCAGGGCTAGGCTACCGCAGTATGAGTTGCCAGCACATATAGGCAAAACAAAGCTCAAGAATAAAACCCAGCATGGTAGAGTGCTTGAAATGATTAAGCGCCCCGGCGGTGCATTCAATTTTGAGCTGTCACGCATTAGCTTGCGATATGGTGGCACTATATTTGAGTTACGCAAGGATGGGCATAACATCGTAACAGAGCGCCAATACCTTAAGAATGGCAGAGCTAGTAACACATTCCTCTATAGGATTGCAGGGCAATGAGAGACTTTGTAGCATTTGTACTGTTTCTTTTTGTGGCAATATTTATCATTGCTGCAATGTCCACTAAGCCACCCACAAACAAATATGAACAAGTAATTTGTGCAAACATAACCTGTTATTACGAAATTAAGGAGTAAATAATTATGGAACTAACACACCCACAGTACCTAGCGCAAAAGCTAAATGGCATGGAATATGGTAATAAAATCGCAGAGGATGATTTAAACATGGCTAAAGCCAATGGCTTGGTTATTGTAACTGGCTACTCTGATGACAATGTAGAATTTGAGGGCGCTATTTATGATGAGGTAGGCGCTTATGATGGTGTTGTTATCATGTTTGATAAAGATTGCATGATTACTGGCTGTGATGAGGCTTGTGACCATTGCAGCGCTATACAACGCGGCTTGAATGCCAAACTTAAAATTGATGCTCAGTGGTCTACCAATGATTACAGTTGGTACATTGAGACCAACATACCAAACGCTGCTTATTTTGATGTCCTAGAGGATGGTGATAAATTTTGCCGGGGCGTTGTATTTGCCCTGTCTGATTTAGCTGAGTAAAATAGCACAAGGCTGGTGCGTACCCCATGTGGGTTTAATATAGTTCAATGGTCCGAATGCAGTAATGCAGTTGCAGCAGCCAGCCCTAACCCACTCGTGAGGTGTGGTTTAAAGCAGGAAAGCGCCTTTAGGGGCGTTTTTCTGTATTAGATGGTGATTACTTTGTTGTGCCATTTGACTGGTCCTGTAGCAAGCCTATGTGCGACTCTAGCACCGGGCTTTGTGCCATGTCCGGGTATTGCAGTGCCTAAGTCATCATCATGGTCTACAAGGCTTGGCATAGTGTAATAAACAGGCAAGCGGTTGCGCTGGTAAAAGATACCAATGCGAGTGTCATAAGGCTCTGTGCGGTCCGCAACAAAATCAAGCAATGGCTCAATGTGGCTAGTAGGTATTACGATGCCCACACCCCACATAAGCAGGATGTACTGCAAAAAGGTCTCATCTACCACTTTATTGACCGCCTCTTTGACCCTTTCAGGGAATGGGCGCGCTTTGCCAGTGTAGAGCGATATGATTGATTTAGTAGGCACATTGTTTATAGCGCCCTCAATGTTTTCATACAAATTAGGTGTCAGTATGGCATCATCCTGAATAACTACATGCCAATCACCTTTACCAACACCAGCCAGTAGCGAGCTTTTACCATTAAGCCATTCTGACTCATGCGTACCGGCTGCAACCTCATCATAGGTAACTGAAACATCGCTAAATGGGTAATACCGCAATATAGCCGCTAGATACTCAGCCTGCAGCTTACGCGCTGGCACAGCCATGACGGTAACACTAATTTGCATCTATCAGCCCAGCCTCTTTAGCCTTGGCATTCCAAAGCAGTGAGTAGCTAACATCAAAACCGCGCGCTGGCAGGTATTCAGCCGGCAAGCCCTCAGTCAGATAGGCTTTAGCGTATTTCATGTATGCCTCATTAGTAGTAACTGGCACAAAGCTAGATATATTAAATATTTCTTTATTGTAGGCACTTGGATTTAGAGCAATGCGCTTGATAGCCTCAGCCACAACAGAAACATGTACATAATCGCGCACATCCTCACCATTGCCATAAATCTTATTACCACCACGCTTAAATATGTCTATTGCGCCATTACCATCACCATTACCGTAAACATTAGCGAGTCGTAAAATAGTGCGGCGCTGGCAGGCTTGGCTAATGATTTGCTCACCAATCAGCTTAGACCTGCCGTATAAAGTAGGTGCTGGTGTTGCCTCATTCTCTGTATGAGCTGCATTGTTGTCACCATACACCGCTGCAGAGCTTGTATAAATAATGTGTGCAGATTGCCGGGCAGCCCAGCGGTATATTGCTAGGTTGTCTTGGAACATATCCATATCATGCCCTAGGTTGGCTGCAAGCAGCACAATCACATCATATTTGCTGGTGTCTTTAAGGTTGCAAATGTCTTGCCCATCCTTAAGGTCTACAATGTCGTAAAGTCCGGCATCTAGCCCATCAAATACCTTAGCAACATGACTACCAATAAAGCCTTTGCCACCGGCTATAAGTATCATTTCTGCCCTGCCTTTATAACTACAGTTTGGCTATCCAAATCTTTGTAATCAGGGAATGCAACCGATATGCCCGGTCCATTATGTTTGTGTTTAAAGAATGTCATTTTAAAGCCTTTTTTCTTGAGCTGGTTTAAATACTCTAGTGTATTAATTTTGGCATCAGCGTAAAAGTCTATCTCACTGGTCCATAAATCCTCAATTATGTAGATGCCGCCTTTATTGAGCTGTGAGTAATAAAGTAGTTCAAAACTCTTTTGCTGGTGACTCCAATAGTGGCTACCATCATCAAGGATAATGTCAAACTTGCCTAGAGCCTTTACTTGCTTAGGGTCAGTTGCATCACAGGTAATGAGCTTAACGCTTTCAGGCACTTGCCAATCAGAGTTATGCATATAGCTAGCCATATCCTCTTTAATGTCAATGCCCACAATCTCAGCATTAGGGTAATACTCGCGCCACATTTTCATGCTCAGACCATCCATAACACCAATCTCTAGCAGCCTGCCGCTAAATGACTGGTCCGGCAGATGCTTTTGGTAAAAATCTAGGTAATGATGCAAACGGCTGCTCTTATCAGCATCGTACTTTAGCCCAATATCATTTAGTAAGCCCATTTTGTAACTCCTCTATTAATGCCTTATTGTCGCGCAGCCAAGCAATGTAACTTGGATGGTCCGCAAACTTATTTTTAGTGTACTTGGTATTGTAAATAAACACATTGCGCCACTTTAAATCATTGGCTGTTTCCTCTGGCTGCTGTTTAAGGGTCACAGAGCCTGCATGTCGCACTATGGACTCTTTTACCAGCATTGGTGTCACACCGGCTGCTCTGACCTGCTCTATAACAACATCATCACTGCACCAAAAATCTACATCCTCATCAAACTTACCAATCTTAAGCCATAACTCGCGGCTCACCATAAAGCACCATCCACTAAAGTGCCTACCGCATTCAAAGCCTAGCTGGTTATCAATAATGCCCTTTTGTCGCATATCAGTTGGCTCATGTGGGCTAACTACTGGATTGTCAGCAGAGAGCAGGTTATGTAGCCACCCATCAGTAAATTCTAGGTCATTGTTGGCTATCATAATCCAATCAGCCTTACCTAGCGCAGCACCCTCATTAGCATATTGGTTATAGTTGAATTTGCCGCGCTTTGGAATGGTAACAGCGTTATGGTACTGACCAACACCACCCTCCATGACAATGATGTTGATAGGCAAGCCATTAGCGCCCTTTATACAGCTATCAATGGCTTTTTGAGTCATTAGGCTATCTCTATATTTGCTAGCCTTAGAGAGTATCACCACATCTACAATAGCCTTGCCGGGTCGCTGTTTGGTGCTGTTATTGCGCCAGCCTTGGGTTTCTGTGGTGTCAATGTTGTAGTCATAGTAGTAAAGCACCTTATCAATAACATGCTCAGTCTTTAGATGTGGCAGCAAGAGCTTACCATAGCCAGCATCCTCACCGTATAGGATGTTAGGAAAGCTGCTTTTAAGGCTCACTGAGCGCTTAACACAGCAGATATGGTTAGGTATTCGGTAGTATGCATCAGGCTTATTGTAGTCACGCCTATGCACCTTAGAGTAGTAACATGGCTTGGCTGGCTCACCATTGAGGCTCACCATAGCTGTAAATACTATGGCATCAGTACCCTTGGCAGTGGCATTGAGCAGTGTGCTTATGTAGTCATCAGCAATGCGGTCATCATCATCTACAAAGACTATGTAGTTACCTTGGGCAATATCAATCATTGTATTGCGCTTGTGACCTAGCATCATCTGTTTGTTATCAGTCAGCACTATTATTTCTACGCGCTGCTGGTCATCCTCTGAGAGCGCTGCAAGTTGGTCATACAACTGCTCTTGTATCTTAGGTAAAAATGTTTTGTATCTTGAGTGAACACTGCAGACTAGTATGCTTAAATCAATCACCTTTTTATACTCCAATTCTTTTATTACTTATGATTATATCACCGCCACCAAGCCCCACCAAGCGCCGGTGACTGGCAAATAAATGTAAATAAATTTTGTATTCAATTTGTTTTTTAATTCATAAATAAATAGGGGGAGAGGAGGGGGGGAGGTCGCCCCACCTCTGTTAAATTTAGAC